CAATTCCCGGCAAAAGAGATTTTCTTTGTGAAGTCGCAGGTGGCATCGAGGTCCTCATGAACTGTACATGTTTATCTGATGAGATTTACGCCAGTCAAGATGAAGATATTGAGGTATACATCAAGAATAACATCCTCGAAGGATCATCATTTTCCACAGAAAAGTTTTGCAAAGCCATGCAGACCATCGATGACAAGACCCTCCGGGATCTACTCTATTATTTTGAGGATAGAGACATGAGCATGGTCGAAGTCTACAACGAGAGCTGTCTGGGACTGGATGACCTCCCCCAAGAACTCACGGACATCGCAGAAGCTATACTTGACCAAGATATCATTACCTTTACAGACTTCCTAGAATATTAGATTGTAATGAAACCTAAGTCGTTTAGAGAATTTCAATGAATATGTGTTAAGATGACAAGAGGTATACGTGGAACTCGAGTAAAGTATCTATGTGATATATGTGGTTTCATTACACATAATAAAAGTGCATACAATAGACATAAAAATCGACAAAACCCGTGTGAACCTGACAAGAGGTATGGCACGAAACGAACTACCGAACAAGTAAAGGAAGATTTTAAAAAAGTTCATGGAAACAGATACCTGTATGATAACTTTGTATATGTTGATAAAGATGAACCTGCTACCATAACATGTAGATGTCATGGGGAGTTTCAAATGTCTCCTAATAACCATCAACGTGGACAGAACTGCCCCGAATGTGCTAGAATTCACCGTTCTAGAGTTAAAATAAACAAGTACAGAGATATGTGTATCACTAAGTTTAGAAAAGTACACGGGGACAAATATGACTATAGTCGGGTAGTTTATAAACTTGGTCGTCAGAATGTAACAATCATATGTCCAGTCGTTACTAATGGTAAAATTCATGGACCTTTCTTACAAACTCCAGAAAGTCATTGGGGTGGTTCGGGTTGTCCAACATGTGCTACAATAGCATCCGCGAATTCAAAAAGAAATACACAGGAAGGAATTATAGCACGTTTCAAGGAAAGATGGCCATTCGAAATATATGGTTATTCGTATGATAAGTATGTGTATGTCGATTATAATCATACACCTGGTATAATGACGTGTCCTAAACATGGTGACTTTCTACAAACTGCAGATAAACACCTTGATAAACGAAACGTCAGAGGGTGTCCTAAATGCGGTAATGAACTATCGGCCGAGGCAAAGTGTGACACAACAGAGTCTTTTATACAAAAGGCAAGGTCTATACACGGTGATAAATTTGACTATAGCATGGTTGCATATGTCAACTCAACCACCAGTGTAAAAATAAAGTGTCCTACACATGGTATACAAATACAGACACCTTATTATCATATTAATGGAATACATGGTTGTGTATCATGTGCAAATGAAGTAATTGGTGATAAGATGAGAGTTCCAGTCGAAGTATTTCTCAAAAAATGTAGAGAACGGTTCGGAGACAGGTTTGATTACAGTGAGAGTGGATATGTAGACATGACCACTAAATTTAAACCTCGTTGTGTAAAGCACGACAGGATATTTGAAACACTACCCCATGGTCATTTAAGAGCGGAAACCGGTGGGTGTTCATCGTGTTGTACAATTGGTGCATCAAAAAAACAATTAGAATGGTTGCAATATGAACAAGATAAAATTGAACATCACATTCAGAATCATACATCAGAGAAAGGTGAGTATAAAATACCTGATGTAGGAAAAGTTGATGGGTATTGTCGTGAAACAAACACCGTTTATGAATTTCATGGAATATTCTGGCACGGTCATCCAGATTTTTTTGACCCTAATACAGTTCACCCTATAACAAAAACCAAAACATATGGTGAAAAGTATGAAGAAACTCTTGCCAGAGATGAAAAAATACGGAACCTTGGGTATAAGTTAGTAACTATATGGGAACATGAATGGGATGAAATTAATTCCGAAGGTCTTTGTCAGCCGTGTAGTACGTCTTCCCCTTCGTGACGAAACTGTGTACCCTCGCGTACCCCCACGCTTGTGGAGAGGCTCCCGGACGATGCCCGGTTCTCCACGCGGCGAGACCCCTATTGTAGACCGTCTTGAGGGTCTTCAAAGGCACGCCAGTAGCCTTAGCAATTTCAGGGAGAGATTTGGCTCCTGGGTACATCTTTCTAAACTTTTGCGTGTAGGAAGAAGTCTTTGTTTTCTGTCCCTTGTCCGTCTTGAAATCTTTGTAGTCTCTCCGGAGCATCTTCTTATAGCGGGTCTCGACCTCCTTGAGGGTGGCGAGTCCCCTGAAATATTTAAGGGGTGCGTAGATTTTACCCTCCTTTTTACGCAGTTCCCCCACCTTCTTGGTAATCTGAGCATCGCTCAGAGGCATCTTACTTTTTCCTGAGATATTTTATAGCCGTCTTTATGTCAGGAAAAATGGTTTGCCCCAATTTCACGCGACCCGTCTTCTGACTGAAGTACCCCTGGTAGCCCTCGAAGACGCAAGCGTGGAAATCACCCATATAAAAATAACAACATTATTTTAAAAAGGTGGGATGGGACTCTCGATCATCATGGGGAATATGTTCTCTGGGAAAACTTCGGAACTCATTCGGAGACTGAAGCGACTCAAGGTTCTCGGTAAACAAATCATGGTCATCAACTCTGCCAAGGATACGCGTTCCCCAGATGAAGTTCTGAAGACCCATGACAATGTCAAGTTTGACTGTCACAAAGTGTTCAACCTCATGGAACTCATCGATACGCAAGTGTTTGGGGATTCTGAGATTATCGCAGTCGATGAAGCACAGTTTTTCCCTGACCTGCTACACTTTGTTCGTTTCTGTCTAGATGCGGATAAGGAAGTCATCATCGCAGGTCTAGATGCCGATGCGTTTCAGAGGAAGTGGGGTCAGATTCTCGATTGTATTCCCCTGGCGAGTGAAGTCACCAAGCTGTCAGCCCTGTGTATGCGCTGTGGCAACGGTAAGCCTGGTCCATTTACAAAGAGAATCGTTGAGGACACCAAGCTCGAGCTCATCGGTGGGAGTGACATGTACATCGCGGTCTGTCAGAAACACCTGTAGACATCCAAAATGAGGACAACCCTCCTACCTTGACCCCTCTTGACAACTTCATGATATTTGGCATGGTCAAAGAGGAAATCTTCACCATCACGATGTTCGTGCGCCCCCTTCGTAGTATAGAGTGTGCAATCACCACCACTCTCTATAGTAAGATGATAGCGTAGAAGCCAATTTGATTCAGCACGATGTGGTGGAATGACCATGGGTCCCTCCGCTACAGCAAACATGGCAGTCTCTTTATGGATTGAGGGAATCTGGTCAATGAGACTTTTTAGCACTGGAAAGTCTTCAACCCTGTAGAAGTAGTACCCATCATTCTTGTCGAACCATGCATCTGCTTCGTGGAAGAGATGTCGTCTCAGAGTGGGTGAAACTCTCTGAAATTCGTCACGTATCTTCTCATAGTGTGCCTTAATGAGCCAAAGTCCTGGTGGTTCAGGTGTGGACACGACACTGAGTATGTCGACCAAAGCATTTTGCATACCCATCAGGATACGTCTCGGGTTGTTAAAGTACAGGCGGTCTATAGGTGCCTTCAGATAGTCATGGAGTACCAAACCCACTGGTACCAGGATGAGAGGCCACATTATTTTCTCAGTAGATAATAAAAATGCCCTTTTACGGACAACGTTCTAAGTACGTCACCCCCGAGCCCACCGAGGAGGTCGACACTGTCGAGAAGCGCTTCGCCATGCCTGCGCTCCCCAAGCTGACCATCGTTCAGATTATCCTCGTCGCGACCATTGCCCTCTATGCCTACACCTCCCGCAAGATGAACGGTGTCGTCGTCTCGAGCCTCGCCCTCACCGTGGCGCTCCTCCACATCTACGACCACATGTACCGTGTGAAGCGTGGCCCCGAGCGCCTCTTCTTCCTCCCCAAGAAGGAGGGCTACTGCAAGAGCTGCATGTAAATTATCTTTGTAAATTGTAAGTATGCGCGTCAAAATTATTCGTAGCCCTGATCGTAAGAAGAAGTTCAGGGCTGTCTTAGAAGACGGTAGGACTGTTGACTTTGGTGCCAGTGGGTATTCCGACTACACCAAACACAAGAATCCTTCACGTATGCGTTCCTACGTGCTTCGCCACGGTGGACGTGTTCCCAAGCGTACCATAGCGGAGAGGGAACCTAAACAGATACAGGATATGATGTTGGACGTCACGTCGAGTGACAAGGAGGATTGGAAGTTGAGCGGTATCGACGGGGCTGGTTTCTGGTCCCGTTGGTACCTCTGGAGTTTTCCAACCTTTGAGGGTGTCAGGAAGTTTATGAAGAAACGTTTTGGTGTTATTTTGGCCTGACTACACCCCAATTACCCTCTGAATTAAGATTATCGTCATAGCCTCTACATATAGGGTTAGATTCGAACATTCTCTTACGTTCGTCTTTTGTTAGGTAAGCTTTTTCATATTCATCTGTACTGGATCTCATAGTTAAACCACGGTTTTGGTATTGTTCCTTAAGTTCATAATATGTTTTATAATCTTGGCAATATCCCGGGGAACCCCACGTTTCAAATGTTTCATCTTCAGTCATTTCCAGACCGTCCGGCATCGAAGTTAAATGTACCTTAACTTTATCGAGCTTTGTTGTTTTCACGAAGTGTGGGTCGGTTCCTGGGATGAGACCACCAAAGAAGCCACCAGCCCCAGCTGAAGAGGAGCAGCAGCAAAGTGCAAGGAGACCGACAGCAATACCTGCCATTTTAATATATGTGTACATAATAATAAAATGGCTGAGATAGCTCTCATGGTGTGTGCAGTTTCGTCCCTTGTAGCCTCTGTGGGGGGTGGATTCTACTTTATGAGAGAACAAGGGGAGAAAAACAAAGAGAAACAGAGAATCGACACCGCAGAAGCAATGGTTTTTGGACAGAAAGTGATTGCCTATTACGAATGTGACTACGAAGGTGAAGACAAACTCGTAATTGGTGAGACACCTGATTTTGTAGAAATGGAGGGAGGTTTTGAAAATCCACTCAAGTCCATCGTGATACCAAAGGGGTTTACTGTAGATACTTATTCAAATGTGAATAAAGGGGGAGTTAAGAAGACTTATACAGGACCACACACCGAAAGATGTATATCATTTCATTCCCTTCATGTGAGGAAGGAGTGATTACTTGGACAACCCCTTCTTATTATAATCTACACCTAATATAAAATGTCTAAAGCTCTAGTTATTACGGTTGTGATACTCATCCTTGCTACCTTAGTTGGGGTATTTGTGATAAAACAAAAAGATGAAGAAAGAATGAAAAATATAAAAGATATGGCGTATAACCAACTCAAATTTATCGGCTTTTCTGAATGTAATTTTAAAGGAACTGAACTGAATAAAAGGCTTGATATCGACAATAATGAAGATACTCCCAACCTGATTATCAAATCTTTCGCAATTCCAGAAGGTTACAGTTTTAGAACGTTTCCACAGAGTGACAAAAAGGGTAATTCATTTACTTATAAAGGTCCAGCCTTTGTAAGGTGTGCAGACAAAACTATCAAATCGTTTATAATTTATAAGGGCAGTAGTTACAATCCAGGAGATTCGATGGGAAGTCCATAATTACTTGGACAACCCCTTCTTTTTCAGAGTGTTCTTAAGTTCGGCCATGAGTTTCATACGCTTGTTGTTTAGCACAGGCTTCTTTGGAGCCATGGGTGGCGGAGGCGGGGGTGGTGGAACACCAGAGACCCTCGCAGTGGTGGCAGCTGGTACGACACTCTGGCACATACGAATCACCTTCTGAGCATTTCGAACACTATTCTCAAAGTTCATCGTAATTTTGGCGCGAAGTTCCCTCGCTGTGAGCTTAACACGCTTCCCGTCAACATTCTTAGTGACACGGAGACCCATCTTCTTCGCCTTGTTTTTGAGGTCTCTGTACTGCATTTATTAGTATCGGAGAAATTAAAGATATGGGACGAATCTCCGAGTATGGGTGATGTCCATGAACTAAAGGTGCTCATTCACCGAGTGCTACTTCCTAGGATTAAACAACTCGAAACTGAAGTTGCATCACTGAGAAGACACACATGGCCGTACGTTCAGGGTAATAAGGAGTCAAGTCAACTCGACGACATGCACTCCAAGTTGGACTTTCTCAGACACTTGGATGATTCCACAATTCGGGAACTTATTCAACTCAAGTCAAAAGTATCTGAGAGTGCCAGCCTGTCACTACGAGAGTACGACGTGATACGACAGCATTTATTATCTAGGTAACTAGTAAATGATTGGAGGTTTATTCAAAACTTCTGGAGAACCCATGGGTAACACACAACTTGGAATAACAGTTGCATCTCTACTTTGTTCTATTCTCGGTATAATGCTCATCATGAAAATGCCAATGAAATCACCCCCACTATTAGCAGCGTGTGCCGTTTCATGCTGTTGCTCTTCTAGTCAAAGTGCATCACTTGTAAACGATGTACAAAAACGTATGAAATCTGAGTCCGAATCTGAATAATTAGAAAAAATCATCCGTTCGATACATCTTTACGTCGAATGAACCTGTTTTGCCAGTCACCGAAACCGATTCATTTCCGTACAACTCCTGGCACCCAATGTCATCCATACAGTCCCGAGAATCGAGACTTACTGGAACAGGGTACAGGTTTTCACCACCAGTCGTGGTGTAATAGTGGTACCTGTCACGACGTCCACGAACCTCCTTCCCGTAGAGAGGGAGAGACTCCTCACCCTCACCAACCAGGAGTCCCATCTGCTGCATACGACCAGGCTTGTACTGCTTGATGGGAGGATCCCTAAACTCGGGAGCGCGACGACGCTCTTGGGAACGTTCCAGGCGTGGAGGTACCATGGGGACGGGGACTTCCACAGGAACCTCGACAACTTGGGGGTTGTACCACATGTACCCGATGATGGCAAAAAGAATCACGATAGCTGTCCATGTCAGCTGGGTCTTTGTCTTGTTCTTCATATGTTATAGTTAAAGACTTTTATTCAGATAAAGTCATGAAGATACTCGCCATAGATATTGGGTATCACAACATGGGTATGGTACTGGCGAATTCTAGGGCGGGTCCAAAGATTGAGGTGGAGTGTGTAAAAAAAGCAAGTCTCGCAGACTATAAGTATGTATACTCGAATGATATGGTGGATTTAGTACCTTTATTTGTTGAAGACCATCGAGACCTTTTCGACGCAGCCGATAAAATCTTGATAGAGAGGCAACCACCTGGGGGTTTTACAAACGTCGAGATACTTTTGCACTACATGTTCAAAGACAAAGTTACTCTCGTTTCGCCCGTGAGTATGCACACACACTTTGGTATGAGACACCTCAACTATGACCAGAGGAAAGAGAGAACTGTCTCCATCGCTGAAAAATATATCGATGGAGACATTCCCTATGAGAGAAAACATGACATCGCAGATGCCTTGTGTATGATTGTGTATCACAACTTCCGAAACACAGTTCACTTCTTCGACAAGTTTAAATTTTCCTCACCTATAGTAAATGCCGACTGCCAAGCAGATTCAGAACGCCAAGAAGGCGCTCAAACCGACCCCCAAGTCGAAGGGGAACAAACCCAAACTCCCAAACAAATTGACTTACATCGTCATTTCTGCTGACCCCAAGGTCAAGCGCGACCGTGAATTTCTCAAGACAGTCAGGGAGTACATGAAGAACCGCCCTCTTCGCGCAGAACGTTAAGTGCGTTCATTACATTCTCGAACATATCGAAAATCTCACCTGTGTTTCGCCTCTGAATCGCATCCTTGAGTTTTTCGATGTTGTAATTGAACGACTTTTTCTCCTTATCAATCTCACCCAACTTGGATTCCAACGCCGCAACCTTGTCATCAATAAATTTTGTGGTTTTTTCTATGGTCGTATCCAACTTCTCGATTTCTTTGATGTACATATTCTTGTGCCTCTCGAGAATTTCCCTCTTCACATCAGATTCGGAGCGGTCAATCTGATTCTCAAGGCGCTCAATCTTTTCCTCGAATGCCTCAATACTCGCCACATAATCGGACTGGTAAATCTCCCTAGCATTTTTCAGGCGAATAATCTCGTTGCGAAATTTGGTATCCATACTGATTTAGTTTGTCTTTTTAGCTTTAAGCAATTCCTTGAACTCGCCGACAAAAGTATTAAAATGCCCGAGGCGGTACTGAACAAAAGCCCACAAAGCAAAAAAGAGGGACTTTGTCAACCGATTGACATCATTCTCTTCCATCTTGTAGATGGGACCAACGACACGACCCATGAAAGTTTCATCCTTATTCTTCCCCGTGACATACATCTCAGCCTGTGTCAAGGCACATGTATCGTCATTCACCGACCAATGATAGAAGATGAAGGGAATCACAATCGAGTAGAACTCTAGACTACGGCGGTCATTTGTGAATGGAATAATCAGGATCCACAAGAGAAAGATGACGTGAATGAGGAATATTATGTTCATCTATTATAAGATGTCAGAAGAAATTAATATGGAAGAAATGTGGAACGAGTACCATGAGAATATCTTGCGCCAATGGGGTGAAGCCTCTGCGTGTTACAGGTACATGCATCATCGTTCTTTCCTGATGTACAAGAAGTTGAGTCTGCGTTTTAATTTGCCTGTCATTGTACTCTCGACCATCACTGGTACAGCAAATTTTGCTCAAACAACTCTACCAGCGAGCATTCAACCCGCGGCACCATCCATCATCGGTGGTCTGAACCTGATAGCGGGTCTCGTCGCGACGATCATGCAGTTCCTCAAGGTGAATGAATTGATGGAGAATCACAGAACAGCTGCATTAGGTCATGGAAGTCTTTCCAGGAATATTCGACTTCAGCTGGCTTTACCCCGTGACGAACGTAAGAAGGAGGGTCTAAAATTCGTTGAAGAGTGTAAGGCGACCTATGATAGTCTTTTGGAGCAGTCCCCCGCTATTCCCAAAAAGATTCTACTGAATTTCGAAAATGAGTACCCGATTGATGGTATCTTCACGAAACCAGAGATACTGTCGGTGCGTCCCATACCTGGCCTCAAGCTCCCTAAGACAGTGGAGCCTATCCGAGCCATTACGAAGGACACTGTGTTTGAGAGGGTTGGTGAGTTCCTGGCTCCTAAAGAGGAGGAGTATGAGGAAGAGGAAGAGGAAGATGAAGAGGAAGAAGAGACAGACGTCGAGCGAGGTAAATCAGAATAATGAACATGATGGCATTCGTGAGTACACTACACGCAACGTATGGTAAAATTTTCCTTTTTAAAGGTTCTACGATACGTTTATGAAGTGCGTCATTCTCAAGCACCAAATCTATGGCCTGATTAGTAAGGTCATCGATGGATTCCTTCATTAAAGTAGTTGAGCAAAAAAAAGAACCCGTTGTGACGACAATTCACACAAAGCAAATTGAACTCATTCGTAGATACATCCGTGAAGGTAAAAACGTGTTCATCTGTGGTGGCTCTGGGGTGGGTAAATCCTATGTTCTCAAGGCAGTTCTGGGGAGTCTTAACCACGTCGAGCTTCAAGCTGAACACCTCAAGAGTAAATCCCCCTTTCTTCAGTTTATACGACCATCGACGAAACACGTATTCATTGAGGACTATGACCCTGTGTTCAAACCCATCATCGAGAGAGTTTCTGACGGTGACCGCCTCTCCCGAGGTTCACTTCTGGTGACGACAAAAAACATGTGTATGTATCCAAACTTCGAAACAGTGTTCATACCAAAGCATAAACCTGAAGTTCTCATGACACTCGTCGAGGAGAAGGGTGCCGACGTGTACGCTGCTGCTGTACGCTCGATGGGAAACATTCGAAATTTCTTCACCTACATGGAAGGGTACGATGAGATGGATGATTTCAAAACTCCAAAAGAGTTCATCACCGAGATTCTCACAGACCCTGGACCAATAGAGATTCATGATAGTATCGCTGAACATGGTCACATGTGGGACATCTTTCAAGAGAATTATGCCGACTCAAAGGGTGTTGACATTCTCAGAGCCTCGAGTGCCTTCTCAGATGCTGATATGTACGACAACAACATGTATTCGAGTGGTAATTGGCATCTCATGCCCTACTTTGTCCTTCATGCACTCACCATCCCAAAGAATGCCCTAGGTGAACCCCTCGTTAAGGATAAAATTCGAGCTGGGAGCTGCTGGACTAAATTGGGGAACTATAAGATGCGTAAACAAAAGTACGATGAGATTCGTAAAAAGTCCAGAATGGGATTGGGTACAGAAGAATTATGCCTCTTAAAGAAATATGCAGAAAAGGGAGACTTGGAACCACTGCTCGAATACGGAATCACCCCACAAGATTTTGATGTCATCAATCATCTCGCTGTCGGAAATGGCTTAAAATCGAGGGACGTCACAAGAGTAAAGAAAGCACTCAAGAATGCCTACGACGGAAGAAGAGACTGAGACTGAAGAGTGCGTCAAGGTTATCGGTAACGAAATCCTCTTCTATGGGGATGTCGACCGAGAAAATGCCCTTGAGTTTGTCGAGAAGTTCAAGAAGCTCGAGATTGAACTCCTCAAAAAGAAGGCTGAACTCGTGGGTTATGAACCTCAAATTAGGGTGCATATCATGAGTGGTGGTGGTGACATATTCTCGGGTCTAAACATGATGAACGTCCTCGAACGTTCGAGATTGAAGGTTGTCACAATTGCTCAGGGGTCGTGTTGTAGTGCGGCAACATTCATCCTATTGGGTGGCTCAGAGCGTCGCATGGGGAGGAATGCGTACGTTCTGATTCACCAGATTTCTACCGAGTTTTGGGGTAACTTTCAGGATTTGAAGACGGAGATGAAGTCCACCGAAAAGTTTATGAAGATGCTCAAGAAGATGTACCTCACGAAAACGAGAATTCCTGAAAAAAGATTTAAAAAACTCATGAAAAAGGACTTGTACCTCTCACCGGACAAGTGCCTCAAGTATAAGATTGTCGACGCTGTTGATTGATTGTCACTGAGCGCTTGTACATGTACAAGACAAACAACACGATAAATATGATGCAAAACGTGTTAAGATTCCATGGTATTCGTGTACCCTCTGGAGGCCTAAGTCGTTCCATCCTACCATAATTTACAACTGGTATTCCAGACATCTATTTAAAGTTGAGAAATTAATTAAAACCATAATGGAGCGTCTCATTCGAAAAGATAAGAACGGTCGTGAGAGGTTCACTGACATTCGTGTTGAAAACTTGGGTAATGGTACAGCTGATATCGTGAAGGTATGTGGTGTCGTTGGAAGTGAAAAGACGACCGAGTCACGAACGAACGTCAAGACGGGGTACGAAAAGGCTTGTGCGAGAGCGCAAACCATGTGGAACAATGAGCGAACGAAGGGTATCCAGGTGTTGCCCATGTTGGCCAACAAGTGGGAAGACCGTCAGAAGTACATCACTGAACCCTTCTATGTTCAACCCAAGCTTGATGGTGTTCGTCTCCTCGTGTCCAAGGATGGATGTTTCTCGAGAACTGGTAAACCCGTCCAAGGTGTGGAACATCTCGCACGTGGTCTCAAGGATGGTGAGTACCTAGACGGTGAGTGTTATGCACCTGACAAGACGTTCGAGGAAATCACGAGTATGTTCAAGACGAACCCCAAATCCTTGGAGTTCCATGTGTTTGACTACTTCAACTTGAATGAACCCAACCTGACCTTCGAAGAGAGAAAGAAGCGAGTCACGGTCGACACCTTTCTCGTCAAGAAGACGACGGAAATTCAGAGATACCATGACATGTTCGTCAGGGATGGACACGAGGGTATCATGATTCGAGAGGCGTCGAGTGTCTATGAAGTTGGGAAGAGGAGTAATTACCTTCTCAAATACAAGGCTTTCCAAACAGAGGAGTACACCATAGTGGATGTTAAGGAGGGTACGGGTCGTGAGAAGGGTACCGCCATATGGGTCTGTCAGGTGGGAGAACAGCACTTTTCTGCGAGACCTGAAGGCACCCTTGAAGTTCGCAGGAAATTCTTGGAAGAAAAGGATAAGTACATCGGGAAACAATTGACTGTGCGTTTTCAAAATCTCACCGCCCTAGGTGTCCCACGTTTTCCCGTTGGTGTAGCAGTTAGAGATTACGAGTGATGTGTAATAAATGAACCGCATTGCGATCGATATCGATGAAGTTCTTGTCCCGTTTCTCAGCCCGATGGCGAAATATCACAAGAAATCAATTTCCAAAACCAGGTACAGCTATGTCTATCGGGATATTTTTGACATCACAGAAGAAGAATCTCAAAAGATGGTTCAGGAATTTTACAAGTCCCAAGCTTTCACCCAACTCACACCCATGAGAGGGGCGCAGAGAGCCATGTACAAACTTCGACGATGTGCCAATAAAATATACGTCGTCACGGGGCGTCAAGACACAGTGAGAAAAGAGACTGAAGACTGGATAAATACTTATTTTCCGAACATATTTAACGACATTATTCTCACGAATAGCTACACACCGAACGAAATACACAAGGCGGACATCTGCCGCGCCCTCAATATCGGTCTCATCATCGACGACAATAAGGGAATATGTGACCAATGCATCGAAAATGGTGTAAATGCCCTTAACTTCATAGGAGATGATGAGATTTATCCGTGGTGTGAAGAGAGTGATATAAGTATAAAAGGATGGGACGCACTAAAGTTATAATGTCTCTCGGTCTCATCGGTCTCGGTTCTATTGGTGGCAACCTTGCCCTAAACATCCAGAAGTCCCACGAACTCAATGTGTGTAACCGTTCACCTGAAAAAGTGAAGGCGGTCGTTAAGAAGTCTTCACATGTGAAGGGTTATGAAAATGTTGAGGAGATGGTCTCTGATATGAAAGAGCCTCGCACGATTATCACAGCTCTCCCACATGGGGAAACCACGGATGCCATGGTAAAACAACTGAGCTTGGTGATGTCCAAGGGTGACACTATCGTGGATTGTTCGAATGAATTTTATCGAACCTCGAGGAACAGGGGTGCATTCTGTCAATCCAAGGGGATTGGGTACCTTGGCACAGGGTTGTCTGGTGGTGCTGAAGGTGCTCGATTGGGTCCCGCTCTTATGATTGGTGGACCCCAAAAGACGTTTGAGGAACATGAAGACCTCTTCAAGTCTTTCGCCAAGAGTTATGCATACATGGGTGAGGACTATGGTGTTGGTCACTTTACCAAGATGGTACATAATGGTGTAGAGTATGGTATGCTACAGGGTATTGCTGACGTGTATGCATTCTGTAATCAGGATGGCTACTATATGGGTCAGGTTCTCAAGAGGGTTGAAAACACTGACATTTATGGCTACCTCACCAAGTCAGCGATGGATGTACTTCATGAATACGATTTCAACAAGATTGCTGATATCGGACACATGAATAACACAGGTCTATGGTGTTCAGAGATTGGTCTCGAGTATGGTATTCCCACCCCCACGATTAACTCTGCCGTGAATACACGTTTCACGAGTCGACACGTCAAGGCGGTAAACACAGCGAATCATAAAAATTGTGCGATCGACTTTGGAGTTGCAGTGGATGCGTTGCGTTTTGTTTTCGCGACATCCCTACTCGAGGGCTATGACCTAATGGAGACTCGACACGTATGTGATGAGAGTATCAAACAGGCATGGTCTTCTGGTACAATCATCGAATGTCCAATGATTGGTAAGGACTATCGCACCATCATCGAGGAGACGGCTGAAAACGCGCGAGTTATGGTGATGTACTGTGTCGCTGCAGGTATTCCATGCCCAGCCGTACAAGCAGCACTTTCCCAGTATGATTTCATTCATGAAAAGTCGACATCCATGAAGTTTATCATGGCGCAGCGTAACTATTTCGGTCAGCATGAGATGATGGAGGTGTGATCCCATAGATAGTCAACTTCCTTCTCTTTTAGAAAAAACTCGCTGTTGCCACATTTGATTTCTCTGAGTACATTTTCGTACGCACACCCACCCATGTCCAGTTCCCATTTATCATTGTCATTCATGAGAATGTATTTGTCCCCTGGAACCATCTTGGCGAGGTCAGCCTCTAGTTCAATACCACTGTATGTCATTCTAATTTTGCATTCCGTAGGCGCTGTACCTTTGTATTCCAAGTTTCTCGCAATTTGAATTATTTCTGGTGGCGATGCCGCTAATTCTTTTAAGATTTCTTCACGACTTCTGAACGTATGTTTAGCGATAATTGTCGCAAACAATAGGACACAATGACTTTGATACATGTCCCCCACAATACCCACAGTATCAAAGTAATTAATCCTCTCATTCATGTCACCACTCTCATGTAACTTGATTTTGATAGACTCAAGTTTCTTTGGAGTCTGGATGTGTTGCAGAACCTCTTTACCGAGGTAGTGGTCGTTGTACACCACTTTTAGGTTGTTTTCCTCAATGAAGTCTTTGATTCTCTCAAAGTCATACTTGGAGTGACCATGTGGCTTTTCGAGGATGTAGGTCGCATCGACGAGACCGAGGTAGGGTTCCACATTTTCACAAAAGTTGTGTGTAGGGATAGACATGTATGCCACAACGTTAGGGACTCCTCTCAGGTGTTCCAAGTTCGCCACTTGCTGTCTAGAAATGGGAGTGTGAGGGCAATCCAATTTCTTGAGAGCTGGAATGATTCGGGTTCTCGCCAGATGTCCCCTGGCTCCGAACACGAGGCAGTGATTCATCTATTACTTTTTCCTGACATTATATTATGTGGTGCTATGAAAATAATGTTCATCTTGACCATTTTTAATGTGGTATTCACCCTTGCATCAAAAATACCTATACAAGCACATTATGATGACATCTCTATGTTATACGAAGCTGTCCTCATCAAGTTGAATTATCACGCACTCAGAATAGAAGCCGAGAACGTCTACAAGAAGTTAAACACCATCGATGGTGACATGTTTTTTGAAGGTTTATCCAGAAAGAAAAATGATTGGTCACGTCTCTATCTCAAATGGTTTGATAAAGTAGACCCATTGGGAGAACATTTGTGTCCACAAACCACCAAGTTAATGAAAGAGTTACCAGGTGTTAAAATAGCCATGCTTTCTGTGTTGAAACCAGGTGCTAAGATTTTACCACATAAGGGTCCATATAGGGGATGTATACGTCTACACATGGGTCTACTTACACCAAACAGTGATGAGTGCTTCATCAACATTGACGGTAATTCATATAGTTGGAGAGATGGTGAAGTACTCCTACTCGATGATTCATACGAACACTACGTTGAAAATAACACGGACAAATACAGGGTAATACTATTCTGTGACATACTTCGACCCATGAATTTTATAGGTGACATGATGAACGACTTTTTGGTGAAATATATGGCAAAATATACTCATAGGTACAATTAAATGTTCGCCCTCCTCTGCAAACCAATCGCTGTTCCCACACCCAGTGGAAATGCCGTCCTTCGTACCAAGGATTGTCGTATAGCGTACGTAAAGCCATCTCAAGTTCAAGAAGGTGTCTATGAACTTGAGATACTTGAAGCACCTCCCGTAAACGTTAGCGACCCCTAAAATAATTCATACGCCGTCGCACCTGTCAGTAGGGTTCCAGCACCCTTGACAGATTTCGTTAAATAATACAAGATGTACGCACACATCACTAACATACACCCAACGGATATAAATCCAACTCCTAAAAGTTTTGGAGGACCTTGTGAAAAACTATTGTCACCGGGTATTTCAGGATTGTAAAAAAGTTTAACTTTCGATCCGACTTTTGGTTCAATCAAAAAATCCTTCTTTTTTGTATCAGAAATTTCTTTCTCATTCACAGTATATGTATAATCAATCGTACAGCTAAATTTTGTTCCACTCTTCTTACCCTTACTATCATATTGAACAATTGGTAAACACTTGACACTCTTTATGACAGCATCAGTTTGTTTAGTATGTTTCTCTTTTCTTACCAAAACATAACCCCCAGAAGAGCAACACGAC